TTTTAATTGCAATCATGAAGATACTATTGATTATGAAATTGTCATGAGAGATATGTATAATACGGATAAATTATATAATTTACCAGAAACACATGACAGTTTTGTTTGGGATTATATAAGAAATAGATTTGAAGAAAAAAAAGGAACTATAAATTATAATATAGGTGATAATAAACCCGGTCATGTTCAGGCTAGGTCAATATTAGGTACAGTTTATGACCATATAAAAGGTCCTAAAAGAAAAGAGTTATTGAAAAGTCCAGAATCAAACTTATAGGAGATATAAAATGAAATGGTATAACACATTATTAACAATTGCTTTAGTTTTTTGTGTAACAACATCAAGAGCAGAAACAACAACAATAAGAATGTTTGTAAATGGTATAGAAAATCCTAGACCTGTAGTATTAATGACAGAAAAATTAGCTTCTGTAAAAGTTACAATTAAAAATAATGAGACAGGTGAAGAAAAAGAAATAACTTCTGATGAAGCTTCTGATGAAGATTTAGAAGCTGGTTGTGAATGAAAAAAATACCTGAGATTGGTGATAAGATAGAACATACATTACCTCATTTAAATAAAAAAAGAAAAGGTAAAGTAATACTAATACTTACTTCTCAGTTTGTTTACGAATATGGCAAAGAAAAACATATATCATTTTGTATGTTTCGTGATGATTTATGGAGTTATGATAAGTGATACAGATATTTATTGGCTATGATAGTAAAGAAAAGGTTGCATTTAATGTACTTGCATATAGTATATTGAGAAACAGTACAAAACCTGTATCAATAACACCTGTTTATTTACCAAACCTTCGTGATGATTTTGTAAGAGAAAGAAATAGTTTATCATCAACAGAATTTTCATTCAGTAGATTTATAGTACCACATCTTATGAACTATAAAGGGTGGGCATTATTTATGGATTGTGATATGTTAATGACTGAAGACATATCAAAACTATGGCGACTAAGAGATGATAAGTATGCAGTACAATTATGCAAACATGATTATGAACCTGAAGAAGATAAAAAGTTTTTAGGTCAAGTGCAAACAAAGTATGAGAAAAAGAATTGGTCATCATTTATGTTAATGAACTGTAAAAAGTGTAATGAACTTACACCAGACTATGTTAATAGTGCAACAGGTTTACAACTACACCAATTTAAGTGGCTAGAAAGTGAAGAATTGATTGGTGAATTGCCATTAGAATGGAATTGGTTAGTTGATGAACCAGGTTATAATACTAAATCAAAAGTTAATAATGTTCATTTCACAAAAGGTGGGCCTTGGTTTAAAGAATATGAAAATTGCTCGTATTCAGAATTGTGGAAACAATATCATACGGAGTGTTCTTGGATAGAATGATTTACGGATTTGCAACAAGAAAGCTAACAGACAATTATATAGAACCATTTGTAGAAAGTAATGGCGGAAGATTTATTAAATCTCTAGGTCAAGTAGGAAGGTATGAAAAAACTACTTGGATAGATTTTAATAGAGAACAATGGATAAAAGATAAAACACCAATTGCAATTTTTGGAATACTTAGAGGAACAGCTGATTTAATGAGAACAGCTAGAGAACATAATATAGATTATTATTATTTTGACCATTCATATTTTTACAGAACAAATGACCATAGACCTAATAAATCAACTAGAAAAAGATTTTATCGCATAACAAAAAATGGTCAATCACTTAATAAACTAATAAATTGGAAAAATTTTCCTGAATATGAAAATAGAATAAAAGTACAAAAAAGAGCTTGTGGAATAAAAGTACATACAGAATTTTTTAAAACACAAGGGTCTAAAATTTTAGTATTACCACCATCAGAATTTATTTGTACTTTTTATAATTATGGAACACAAGAAGATTGGATTAATAAAACGATAGACAAGATTAAAAAATATAGTGATAGAGAAATAATTATAAGAAAAAAAGGAGATAGCACAGACTTTACAGAACAGTTACAGGAAACATTTTGTACTGTATCATCACAGACAACAGCTGTAATATGTTCTATAAAATATGGAATACCATCTTTTTGTGAAGATATATCTTGTGCTCTGCCAATGTCTAAGACAGATTTATCTCAAATAGAAAACCCTTACAGACCAAATAAAGATGAAATAGAGAATTGGATAAATGGATTATTAAATGCACAATTTGAAGAATCAGAAATAAAGTCTGGTCATGCACTTAAAATTATAGAGGATTTACAATTATGAATATATTTCACGAAATGGCTTGGGATAAATGTTTATCTCACGAAATATGGGAATCGTTTAAAAAAGGTTGGCCTGAATCAGACCAAGAGGTACATTTCTTTTGGGGTCTTGCAGGTAAAAATGTTCCTGAGATTCAAAAGTGTATTGATGAAAACAAAACATGGTTCTATGTAGATGTAGGTTATTTAACAGAACAAATCACAAGATATCCTGAACCCAAAATTGATGACTATGACAAAACATATTTTAGAATTGTACATAGAAATTTACATACAATAAGAGGTACTGTTGGCACAGGTGAAAGATTGACAGAACTAGAACACAAAGGCATTGATACAGAATTTAAAGGTTGGAAAACAGGTGATACAAAACATATTCTAGTTTGTCCTTCATCACAAATGGTAACTTATAATATAAATGGTATGAATCAAGATGAATGGATAAATGAATGTGTAAACGAATTAAAAAAACATACAGATAGAGAAATAAAAGTTAGAAACAAACCTAGACCAGGTAATGAATTTTGGGGTACAGATATAAAAGATAGTTTAGTGGACGCTCATTGTCTAGTTACTAACATGAGTTTATCAGCGATAGACGCTGTTTTAAATATGACACCTGTAATATGTCATGGTAAAAATGTATGTTCACCGATTGCAAGTAGAGATTTAAAATATGCAAACAAACCTTTCAGACCAGGTAGAAAAACCGTAAATGAATGGATGAAGTTTGTTGTAGAAAATCAATTTACTTTACCTGAAATAGAAAGTGGTAAAGCATTTGAAGTTATGAAGGACCAAATAATATGAATTTTTGTTGTGTATATTATGGTGATAAGTATGATGTGAAGTATGTGCAAAACTTATACAACATGGTACAAAGACATTTGACAATACCACATAACTTTATTTGTTTTACAGACCATGTAAAATTACATAAACTAGTTAGTGGTGATATTATATGTAAACCTTTTCATCATCACAATTATGAAGGTTGGTGGAACAAAATGCAATTGTTTTCACCAGAGGCAGAACTAGAAGGTGTAAACTTCTATCTAGATTTAGATGTAGTCATTCTAGAAAACATAGACAAGTTTATAACATACAGTAAAGAAGATGAGTTTTCTGTAACGAGAGATTTTAGTTATGCGACAAAGGGTTGGAACTCTAGTGTCATGAAATGGAATAATGCAACAGAAACAGAAAGAATATGGAATGGGTTTCTTGCAGATAAATCTAGATTCATGCAATTGCAAGGTGACCAGAATGTGATTTCCGCATTGACTACAGATATTGTAGAAGATATGCCAAATCTTAAAGTCAAACCTAAAGACAAGGTAAAACCGTATCCTGATGAATGGACATTTTCATATAAATGGCACGACAGAGTAGACCCAAGATTTGATAAAGGTCGTTGGGATTTTGCCAGAGGGGAAGGTTCTATTGCAGTCTTTCATGGTCAACCAAATCCACATGAATCTGAACAAGAATGGGTAAAACAAAACTGGAAATAATTAACTAAACGGAGGTAAATGTGAACCACTATAGAACAAAAGAGATGAACCAAGCTGAGTATGATGATATTAAAAAGATGGATAATATAGAAATAATAGATGAAAAGAAAATACCAATACATCTAACCCACCAAACAGATGATTTCGGTAATGAGATTCATTCTCAACAATATAGATATGAGGTTACTTTAAAAATATATATGTAAAAGTGAAAAAAATGCTTGACATGTAGTTCAAAGTATCCTATAATACTTGCATGGATTGTACAAAAATTGAACATTACCTATCAAATGAGAATCATTCTCATGAAAATAATTTTAATTATTTTTTTATTCCTTTAAAAATCAATAGTTTAGAAGGGCAGAAAGTGCTTGACAAGGCTTTTGATATGTCCTATAATATACTTATATTAAACAATAATGGAAAAAACACTATGAAATACATACTATCAGACATAAAAAAAGGTTACAAGATATCCACTATCATGAAGCGTAACCAATGTTCAGCAACACTAGTTATTGCTTGTATGAACATAATTCAAAAATCTGCAATGAGGGCTGCTTAATGACAGAGAACATGATAACATTTTTGAAGATAACATTTTTAATGATAGTGCCAGGAAGTTTAATACTGGCACCACTAATAATCAGGAGTATGAAATAATGATAACAAAGAATATGAAAACAGAAATAGCAAATATGAATCTATCACAATTGAATGACTTACAAAGTTTTATTCAAGATGTAAAAGTCATAAACGCTAAAACACAATTAAGTGTTGGTGATACAGTTTATGTAGTTCAAAAGACTAAAAAAACATTGGGTAAAATCTTAAAAATTAAGATAAAGAAAGCTCTTGTTGAAATGCAAGGTGTCAGATACAATGTACCACTATCAATGTTGGAGGCAGTATAATGCATTTATCAAAAACATTCGAGACATGGCCTGGAATAGATGGCTGGATGAAAAAGAAACCTTTAGGTATGAAATCACTAATGGGTTTAACATCAGAACGATATTATTCTAAAGAAATGATGAGAAAAGAAATAATATTAAGAATATCACCTATGAGTGAGGGTTCATTTGCAAAAGGTTTACCTATTGATATGTTACACGATTTTAAAATACATTTCAAAGGTCAATTTAGAATCAGATATCGTGGTAAAACAGATTATCGTAAAAGATATTTTAGACCAAAAGAATTTTGTCACCAAAGGTATGCAACAAGTTTTGCAATTTATACAACAAATAATTTTGATATAGATTATTGGTCAGAATAATGAAAGTATTACAAGAAATAACAGATTGGGGAGAAGATAGAGTGAGTAATAATATTTACTTTATAGACAAAACCAAATTACATGCCTATATTAAAGAAGGCACAGATAAGATTATTAAATTTAGTAGACCACTATCATTTAGTAAATCAAGAAGAAAGTTTAAAGAATTAAAATTAGAAAATTACGAGGCACAATTATGAGTATGAATGACTACGCTATGAGTATAGCAGAAA